TAGCAACAGAATGTTTTGTTACAAAGGACGTTCCACCATACGCATTAGTTGGAGGTAATCCAGCAAAAATAATAAGATATCGATTTTCCGAAGATCAGATAAAATCATTATTGGAAATTAAATGGTGGAATTGGGAAGATGAAGATATTAAAAAAATAGTTCCATTATTGACGTCTAATAAAATATACGAACTTATTGAATTAGCTAAATCTATAAAAGGAATATGAAATTAGGAGTATCTTACATAGTATTTGACGGAGCTGAGCTATTAGAATCGTCGATTGACCAGATCCGAGAGCATGTTGATTTCATTCAAGTCATCTATCAAAATAGATCCTGGTTTGGAACTCCTGCTAAGTCAGATGATATCGCTCTAATGCAAAGGCTAAAAAGATGTGGAAAGATAGACGATCTTTCCCTATTTGACCAGTTTACTCCAATGACATCTAAGGGAAATCGGGAAGTGGTGACTGCTAAGGATTATGAAAGAAAAAAGCGCCAATTTGGGCTAGATTCAGTCATATCTAATGGATGCACTCATTACTTATGTATGGACGTCGATGAGTTCTATGTTAGCAGTCAATTCAAAGCGGCAAAGGACAGTATTATACAAAATTCAATAGATCTATCGTCTGTTAGATTTATAAACTATGTTAATGTTCCGACGTTACATAGGGGAACAGACGCAGCTCATGTACCGTTCATATGTAAAATAACATCAGTTAGTAAAATGGGTAGAGGATTCTTTGTGAAGTGCGATATAACCAGAGGAATGACAACATTAGGAAGAAAAACACATACCTTCGGTCAAAATATAATTATGATGCACCATATGGAAACTGTACGAAAAGATTTAAAGCTAAAATACGATGCAACCACTAGAAGTATATTCAAAAGAAATAAAACTAATGAATTAATTAGTAATATAAGATCAGTAACTAGTGAAACACTAAGCTTTGGATTTAATAAAATTATATTTCCTGGAACTCCATCTTCAAAGTTACATAAAGTTGAAAACATATTTAATATACCCTATACAAAATGGAACATACAAAAATAGTAGCTGAAATTGGAATCAATTTCGCATATGGCGATAATAAATCCAAGTTTTTAGATAATGCAAAGCGACTTATTGATGTTGCTGTTGTTGCTGGATGCGACTGGGTTAAATTTCAAAAGAGATCTCCTGATCATTGTGTACCAGAAGAACAGAAAAATAAACCTAGGATAGTTCCATGGAGATCTGAACCTACTACTTATATTCAATACAAGCATGACATTGAATTTAATAAAGAACAGTGGCAGGAATTATATGATTATTGTAAAGATAAGCCAATTGGTTTATTTGCATCAGTATGGGATAAGCAATCTGTTGAATTTATGTCAGACATAGATAATCAAATTGCAAAGATACCATCTGCTTTAATTAATGATATTGATCTATGCTCATATGCGTCTCTTAGATTTGATCACATGATAGTAAGTACTGGAATGAGTACTGAAGAGGAAGTATTTAGATGTGTAAGCTCAATTCGGCCTGACGTTGTGATGCATTCAAATTCAAGTTACCCATCTAAGGTTGACGAACTCAGATTGGAATATATTACATGGCTTAAGGACAAATATGGACACGATACTGACATAGGATATTCTGGACATGAGTATGGTTTAATTACTACTATGGCCGCAGTCACTCTTGGGGCTACTTGGATAGAACGACACATTACACTTGATAGAACTAATTGGGGAAGCGATCAATCATCATCAGTAGAACCTAGCGGACTTATGAAATTAGTAAAAGGAATAAGGGACATTGAAAAGTCAATGGGAGGAAATGCTCCTCGTGAAGTTCTAGGATCCGAACTAATTAAGCGAAAATCATTAAGAGGAAAATGAAGCGGCCTAAACCTAAAATCACAATAAGTGCAATTCAGCAATTTGTAGAAGGCAATATTAAAATGTTAGGAGATAAACTTAACATTATACCAGAACATGAAAGTGAACAGGTTAGATTTAGAGCTGAAAAATGCAAAAACGACTGTGTTAAGTACGGATACTGTGTAAATTGTGGATGTGATCTTCCTGGTAAATTCTATGTCAAAAAGTCGTGTAATAAAGGAGGAAGATTTCCAGATATGATGGACGCTGATGATTGGGATAAATATAAGAAAGACAATAACATCGAATTCGAATGATAATATATGTAGATATCGACAATACAATATGTAGATCCCCAAAAACTATGGAGTACGATAAAGCACGTCCAATTCCAGAAGCAATTAAAAAAGTAAACTCGTACTATGATAGAGGAGACACTATTATATATTGGACTGCTCGCGGAACTGGGTCAGGTGTAGATTGGGAAGAGGTCACTATTAGGCAATTTAGAATATGGGGAGTAAAGTACCACGACATTAGATTCGGTAAACCTGTATATGATGTATTCATCGACGATAAAAATTTAAATGCAGATCAATGGTTAAATGATCCTGCATCTCATGGATTAGATGACTAAGAAAAAAATATTAGTATTAGGTAATGGTATATCAATTAATGACATTGATTTTAGTAGATTAGATTCATCAATACAAACGTTTGGAGTAAATAGAATATGGCTTAAGCATTATCCTACGTATTTCTTTTTCCACGACTTTGATATTCTAGACGAGCTAGAACATCAACATGTTCATAGATCTAAATTAGTTTCAAATAGTGTATGTTATTCAAGTGATTGGATAAATCAATATAATAGGTCTACTCCTCATTGGTTAAGAAAATATCCTAGAAAAAACAGAAGAAATTTCCCAGATTCAGTAACAACGGGTCTCAGTATTTTAGGAGGTTCTATTCTTTCAGGTAAAATAAGTGACTATATATTCTACATGGCCGGCATAACCCTAAAATGGTCAGATCCCAGTCATTTTTGGAAAGTAGACGAGTATAATAGTCTAAACTCTAATAATAAAGAATGGTATGATATCCGGTTTCAAAAAATGTTTCAAAACTTTAGGAACTTAAAGTCTTATGGATATAATATGATATCCGTAACTCCTGATTCTATGCTCAATAAATTAATGAGACGCGAAAACATCTCAAATCTCTATAAAACGTAATCTCTTAGTACTATCGCTCTTTCAAAGTCATCTATTGATGCAAAGTAGTGTTCCAGTCTTGATATATCATCACTGGTTATATTAATAGGATCAAATGGAAAAATTATAGGTTCAATTGTCTGTTCTATTAATTCCAATGGTGTATACATTCCTACCACGATATTATAACCTATCTTCATTGATTCATGTTCGTCAAAATACATCATATCACATTGAAATTTCTACAGTTTGAGAAAGTGCTAATGATTTATAAGCATTTACTATTCCAGAAGCAACGCCAGGTGTAGGATAGTATTTAGCGTCTATGACTGCAGCCAGTTGAGTTAAGCATAAGAATAAATTATCTCCAAGAACTGCAGGTTGTTTAACTGGCCCATGACCAACCGTAACAAAGTTACCATTAATCCACACATCATTAGAGGATGCTTCTATCTCACTACCTGAGGTTAAATTAATTGTACTATTAGATGTTATGTTAATTTCTCCACCGCGTAATTCTATGGAAGAAGAGCTATCCGCATGCTCAACTGTAATCGCTTTATCTTGACCAATATTAACTTTAGATTCCTTAAGTTGTAAAGTTATGCCCTTATTAACAGTAAACCATATTTTTAATTCTTCGTCTCCATCAAACAAAACAATATGAGTTCCTAGGTATTCTCCTTCTTTTATAAGCTCAGACTTAACGTCTTCTGCTAATTCTTGAATTGTGTAATATTCAGGAGAATAAATGTTTCCATTATTGAACTTAACTGCAACTACTGAATCCTTTTTTGGAATAGAGATAGATCCACCTTGACCGTCTTGACCAAAATATGCAGATTTTTGCTTAGGATATGACCACGGTAAGTCGCTAGTTGGTATATCATCTTCGTGTAATCCGAAAATTCTAATTTTACATCTACCTTCCTTTCTATCGTCATTCGGATCCTCTACTACTCCTAAATATGCTTTATCGATGTAATCGTCTTCCCTTTTGTTTATTTCACTCTTCATATAAAATTATACTGTTTTAATCGTAAACGTTCTCATCGGGGGGATTCTGTA